CCTATATTGTGTTCCATAAACCTATCTAGTTCTTCTCTTAGTAGGTTTTCTTTATGTTCACTTACAGCATCTTCTGCATCTCTATCCATTATTTCAGTCCAGTAGTTAACTGCCATAGATAGAGCTTCTAGTCTATCATCATGGATGAGTGCACCTCTATCTCTTGTTAATCGTGTTATCTGATAGAACAACTTATACTTAAGATCTTGTGTTGACTCAAAGTCATCCTTAATAATCTTCTCGTCTACTATGAGTTTATGACTATTGAATACTGGTTCTAGTGTATCTATGATTCTTTTCTCTTTTTGTGTACTATGTCTAACTTCTTCTATTGTACAAGGATAGATACTAGCTAGAACTGGTTTTAAGAGCTGTGAGAACATACCATCACCAAAGTTCGACTCAACTATCATCTGGTTAACATTTTGCTCTCTAGCAACCTCTGAGAGCTTTCTAAGGCTATCAGTAGAATAACCATTTAGTAATCCACCAGATGCTGTTAGGTATAGGTTACCATGTAGCATTTTTACTACAGCATAACCAGTTTCATCTTTACCTCTACCAGCAGGATCGATTGCCATTACTGATCCCTCCCACTCGGCATAATCATCTGCTATGTGCATGGGAGCTACCCAGTAGTCACCTTTTAGTCCTAAGTTAGGCAGCATCTTACAGGCATCTAATTGGTCTACACCTGATGCCCACTTTAGGCTGACTGGTGCTTCTTCCCAGGTGTGTACTCCTGAGAGAACCATAAGGTCATTAATCTTGAGCGGATACTTGTTAGCATCTGATAGAGATACATCAAGCATAAACTGTAAGGCAAACCCTGATTTACCATACGATAACTCACGTTCTAACAGATCGTCTTTATCGAATCGTTTAGGATCAGTAGGACTACCTGTTTCTCCATCAGACTCACTAATGATAGGTGCTAGTTTGTGACTGTAGGCTACCTTTTGTTTATCATCAGGATAACGAGCACACCAGATACGAGTCTTGTAACCTCTCTCGTCTAACTGATTGTACACTGACATTTCAGTTTGAGGTGTACCGAGGAATAATATACGACCACCTGGTTTGACAATAGATTCAAACTCTTTGACTGTCTCTGAGAGTTTGTCTCGCATGAGTTGTGTTTGGGAATTGTTAGCAGACTCGATATCGTCTGCAATAATGATATCAGCTCGTGATCCAGTTAGCTGGCCAGTGATACCCATAGATTTAACTGAGGGTGCATGACTTGCTTGTGCTGTACCAACATCAAAGCTGATCTTAGACATTCTTTGTCCATCTTTAGGTTTGAGATGAGCAAGTATAGGAATCTCGTGGATTAGTCTCAGAGTAAACGTAGAGAAGTCATCAGCTCTTGTCTTAGATGCTGATACGACCAATATGTTTTTCTGAGGGTCAAGTAGGAGTTGGTGGCATACAAATGCCGATGTTATCCAAGACTTACCAGCTCCTCTAAAAGCTTGAACTACAAGTCTGCGAAGTGTTGCATCTTGTATGTAATCAGCCATGTCATACTGAACTGGTGTTGGATGTGGTAAGTTAAGATGTTTCCAACAGACGTACAAAAAGTTTTTAAAGTCTTTTAGCTTGCCTAACACTTCCATCGTCTTAGTGAAGCTCTAGCTCTTTCTGAGTTTTTAGATCTTTTGACTATACCTCTCATACGAGCACAAAAACTTTTCTTTCTGGCTTTATCTTTTTTAGTCTTAGGATTAGGTGCTGGTGCTTTTAGATTGCTACCAGTTGCTCGGTTATATTTAGCTCTTCCTTTAGCTGTTAACCCTGCACCTTTCTTTGTAGAGAGTTTTTCTCCTCTACCGACTGATAATTTGACTGATTTCTTCTTTTTTGGCATCCATTGTTCCTATTTGGCGATATAAGGCTCGTGGAGAGCTATTATCTAAAATAATGACTGTTACTATTAATAGGGTTGCAAATGTGAATCTCAGGCTATTCTAGGCCTTTCTTTTTTTCTTTTTTAGTTTTTTAAAGTCAGCACCAGTAATTTTATTTCTTGGAGGTGCAACTCTAGCAATCTTTTTTTGTTTTGGGGATAGTTTTTTTGTCATTTCTTTTTCTTTCTTCTAGCAAATGTTTTTACGTTTGTAGGTTTACCACCTACACCTTGAGCTTTTGATCTTTTTCTTTTGACAGCACTTCTCTTTTGTGCCGAGGTCATACTTCTGGCTTTGGATATTGGAACACATTTAGGATAAGCTCTACCATCTCCTTTTTTTCTACCACAAGGTTGGTACTTACCATTTTTTTTGGGTGCTCCAATATCAACCCATCTTTCTTTAACCCACTTTCGTAAGCTCATTTTTTCTTCTTCTTTTTTCGTTTGTGTTTAGAACAAGTCATCTTTTTTTCCTTGTCTTTGTTTTCTTTTTGCCACTTGGTTTTATTCTGCCACTACACACACCAGATGCATACATATTTGCATAAGCACTTGGATAGACTTTAAACTTTCGTCTAGCAGCAGCTTTACCTTTTGCACAAAGTTTTGCCATGATTACTTCATCTTCTTTTTCTTAGTTTTCTTCATTGGTTTCTTTTTTCCATAATGTCCTGGCATATTATTTCTCCTTAGTTAGTTGTTTGTATTTAAATATGTTCCTTATGTGTGTAAATGTCATAAAAGCATTTAATAACATAATGAATTTCATGTTGAAGTAGATAGCAAATGTCCACCAAAAGCATTGACTAATAAGTCCGATATAAGGTGCATGCTTAGAGTGATTGCCATAACTCCATACAGATATTACAGCAGCAATAGAAGCAGTTGCTTCAATTAAAATACCTAACATTAATGAAGAGCATCTCCATCCTCATCAAAAGGTAACTCTTCTACTAACTGTTTAATAGCTGAGTCATCTGTTGGTATTGCTGTAATATCGTTATCTTTAAGAAACTGTCGAGCTACATTAAGTTCACTCGCCTTGGCTTCACCAGATTTAATTCTGTTAAGAAGATCTTCTGTTAGTGCTAAGTGCATTTCACTTAGGATTTCTTGATCCTTTTTAGCCATTCTTTTCTCCTTTTAATTTCTAATAAACCTTTTTGTTTGTGCCACCCAAGCATAGATAGTTTTTTACCCATGTCATACAGATAGCCATACCACCAGTATTTAATGCTGAAGAACATTGTTCTACTTCTTAAGAAACTTAGAAGCTCCTCTGAATCCAAAGCTGGCAGCTACAATTACACCTAACAAATACTGATAAAAAGGTGGAGCTGTCTCTAAAGCTTGAAAGAAAGCATGTACTCTTTCTTCTTGCCCTAGCAAAAGCATTATAAGGGGGATCGTGAAAATAATGGTGAGCCACTCATCTTTCCATGAGCTGTCTGCATTTTTCTGGGCTTCTATATCCCACTCAATTTCACCAGTGACTTTCTTCTCCATAATCTTTGTTTCTGCTTGTACCTGTAATAATTTTTGTTTAGCCTTTTGTTTTTTAGTCTCAAAATATCCTTTGACTACATCACCAAGTAAACCAGCTACTGCTCCAAAAATCATATAGTTCTCCTATTTGGATGTTAACATTTTATAATTCAAAACAAACACAACGATAGCAGCTACAACTAAGATTCCAGCACCAATATAAGATGCTATCTTAATTAACTCTGCTCGTTCTTTTGCTTTTCTTTCTTTTTCTTTTTGTTTCTTTTTTCTTATGTCACTTCTAATTGCTATAAACTCGCTCCAAGCATTAGGAGCACCATACCACATAAAGAGTTCTCTTAGTTGATTCTCCATGTCATGTACTTTTTTAAGCTTGAAGTATGTATCTAAAGCTTCTTCATTAGAAGAGGTAAACCAACTACTCTTTTTCTTTTTATGCTCTTCTTCAACCACAGTCATTTGCTTAACAAATTTAATGATGTGATGGCTTACATCATTGAGACTTTTTCCGATTTCTACACCAGACTTTATGGCAGCAAATGCACTTGTTGCCAAACTTATAGGATCAAGCACTGGGTCATAACCCTTTGGATAACAATAAGAATACTGAACCTAAGATTGTCATTGTTGATGCCATGATTAACAACTCCAATCTCTTAATACGACTTTCTAAATTATCTAAACTTCTCTGTGTGGTTAATCTATATACCTGACATTCTCTTTCATGAGCTTCCATCTCTGCTGCTACATCTTGAATATTCTTATCTGTCATTCTTCATTACTCTGGTTTATCTGGCATAGTTACAGCTTTAGCTTTATCAACTGTATCTACATCTTTAGTTATATCTCTTAAATTTTGTCTATAAGTTTTCCAAGCATCTGTCATAGTTGTATCAGACATTGCCATCCAATCACATTCAGCTAAAAGACCTGTTCTTTCTTCTCGAATATTTGCCATAAGTCTGTCATACTCTCCATCAGCCCAAGCCTTATCTCTAGCTTCAAGTTCTTTAATTTCATCAGCAGTTAATTCTACTTTAACACCATCAACCATTTTAGTTTTATAAATAGACATATTTTACGAATCCTTTAATGATATTATTGTTAATATAGGTGGTATAATCATTGAAGTATCAGTGCTTCCATCCCAAGAAATAGGATTATGTAGTCTACCTTGATTGCTTGAATTATATTCTTGGGCTTGAAGTTTCATAATTTTAGCACTTGTCCAAGAGGTAATATCTCCATGTGAAGTATTTGCAGAACTTGCATTGCAATTTATAGTATAATCAAAATAATATGAACCTGTTAAATATTGTGCATAAAATACTCTTCTTGCATCCGTAACTTCTGTACCATCTAAAAAAAACTTTGTATTTACAAATCCAAGAGGTGTGCCAGGTGCATATGCGACTTGCATATAATATCTATATATCACCTTAGTTGTTCCAGATGGGGGTGTATAATTAATACTTGAACTTGGAATATCAGCAAAAGAAGTTGTCAAACTTTGTACAGCAGTTACATCTCCCATTGTATATGTACCACTAGGTACAGTTACTTGTGATCCATTACAAGGACTTGATAACATTTCTAGTATATTACTTCCTGTACTTACATTCAGAAGTGTTCTTGCATTTGCTCTAATTATTGCCATTATTCAGTTACTCCATACAAAATAAAATCACCAGAAGCAATATTTCCAGATGACATATATAATTGAAATGAATTATAAGTTCTTGATGCATTAACTCTTAATGCATTAAGCTGTCCATAACCATATCCATTACTATGAAACATAACAGATTCAACTATACATTTATGTTTTCCTGTTACATTCAATGCGGGAAAGTCAAATATATAATGACCTCCTTCGTTTGACTCTAATGTTCGATTAAGATTGTGATAACCCGTGGTTGATGCTCCCTGATGTGCACTTCCTGAACTATCAATTCCATGATAAAAAATACCACTTTGATAAGTGTCGCTTTCAAAAGTAGATAAATTATCTTCAGAAAATCTAATTCTTGGTACAGAATCACTTGCAGGTGCCCAATTTCTACATACTAATAAATAACGATTATATGATGATGTAATATATGTACTTGTAAAATTTATAGTTGCATCATTACTAGCAGTTTGTTTTTGCAGTTTAACTAATCCACCAGCACTTCCAAAAGATAGATTACCACTACCATCTGTAATTAATGCTTTACCATTACTTGGAGCTGTGGAGGGAAGTGTTAATGTATAACTTTGTGATGCCGAATGTGGTGGACTTTTTATCTTTACACCATGAGTATTTTGAGAGCAGTTTAATTGTATAGCTCCATCTGTACTACCACCATCTCCTTTACTAATTATAGTCGGTGCAGTAGCTAACTTGTCATTTGTTACTGTATTGTCGCTAGGTGTACCTACATTTAAAACATCGCCTAAAGCTAAAATAAAATCTATTGAATCACCTGTACTGAGGTTGCTAGCGAAAGTCAAAGTACTTCCTGAAACGCTGAAAGAATCTTGTGGAGCCTGTATCACCCCATTTAGACTTACTATGAGATGATTCGCTGAAGCG